ATAACCAAGAGAATTGAACTCCCAGAGAATCCTGACCGCTGAAATGACTTAATCTTTCAGAATCCTTCGCCCATTTCTTCTTCGCAAAGCGAATATATTCAGCGCAAAGGTCTTTCGCCGTACCGCCATGAAGAACAGAATCCAGAACCGTTGTACGACGTGGGTCACCTTCGTTTCCGGCTACCGTTACCCAGTAACACTTTTTAGCAACATAGAAATTTTCTTCACCCGGATGGGCTGGGAAGATACGAATTTTCAAGGTTTTGCCGTCCTCCAAATTCAAATACTCATTACTTTGAGCTCCTACCATTTCGTTGTCTTCCTCTACTACTTTCTTCAATTTTTTAATCGGAGTAGCACTCAATTGGGCTCTTAAAGCGGAACCCGCACTTTTTTCTGTTTTTGCCATAAAATTAATGATTATTATTCAACCAGTCTTTTAGTCTTTTTAATTAAAACTTTGTTTACCCGTCCTTCTATAACCGCATCCGGAATTTCATTCTGTTGAACGGTCAAGGATAGCTTATCCAATTTTGCGCTCTTATCTTTAGCAGACCAGAAAATGGAGTTTATGTAATCTCTTGTTTTCTGTTTCTCTACGTAATTACGTCGCATAGCCTGATAAGACTTCTCCAAAATAACAGCGGAATTAACAGCGTCAACGCTCGGAGACTTCCCGTTGCGGTCTGTAAGGGTAATTCTCAACGATTCCTTGAGTTTGGCTTCCGTTACTTCCAAATTCAATTTGGCTAATGCTACTTGACTTTCCGCTTCCGCTAGTAACTGACCGAAACGGTTAACAATTACTGGAAAAGTGATTAATTCTCCAATAAGATTAGAGTAATCAATTTTCAAATATTCGTCAATATCCACGTCCTCGTCAAAATCCTCAAACCTCAAAATATAGGTTTGACCTCCAACGGTTATCACCTTCTTTTCCATCTTTATTCAGATTTTTCTTTTGATAAAATGTGAAGACCAATAACGGCGTATCCAATTATGTCTTTCAAGGTATCTTCGATTCCTTCGAAATTAGGCTCAATCCCGGCGTTTTTGTTCTCCACCATACTTCGGTATCTACTAACTTTGTCCCAGATATGCACCATATTTCCGTTCAATCCCAAATCAAAAGAAGCTCCTTTATAATCCGCATTCTTTTTTAACAGAATATCACACATGCCATCGAAGATGCCATCGATACTTTCCTTGGTCATCTCCTTTCCCTTTTCCATCTTACTCATAGTTAAATAAAGTTTTTAAATTCAACAATTCTGTATAATCTTTCTCTTCATTTTCGAATTTTTCGTTAAGCAGCTTAATCGTGTAATCTATATACTTAACAAAATTCTCCCTAGCTATATTCCACGAATGGTCTAAATTGTGATTACCCAAATCTCTTTCTCTCTTCATATAGAAATACAAAGCTATCCAATCGCATATTTTAACAAAGGAATATACAGGTTCCGGCTTGCCTTGTATATTATTAATTAACATTCTTGATGTGCCTTCTTCTCCTTTATATTCGCTCCAAAAATCTTCAACAGATTTGTAAGCGGAAAAATCGTCCAACACTCTCCTCAACTCCGTCCCATTGTACCCATTGTACTTAGTTTCGTGAGAAATATCTCGGAGCAGTAGAGCTTCGTCCCAATCATGAAGAAGGGCACGTGTTACAACCTCTAATTTGAACTTTAACACTTCTTTTGAAGAATAGTCTCCAAATATATCTTCCAGCAAAATACGAGCAAATATTGCTACTTTATAGGAGTGTTGACTTACACTCTCCTTAGTAAAAGTATCAAATTCCTGCCATTGAATGATATTATCCAATCTCTTTAGATGAGGATAATCAATAATTTTTCTCAACATAACAATTAGGTTTTACGATATTATATAAATTTTTGTTCTATCATCTGAATAGAGAACTCTTTGATTTTTGAACTTATCTTTCTTCACTCTTCCGCTTATCGCCACTACTCTTCCTTTGTAAGTTTCGATAGGTTCTGGAAGTCGTTCGACAGCATCTGGCCAAAGAGTTACGGGAATGATAGTATTATTACAATCTATATTAACGCTGACCATAGTTCCGTTCTTAATCGAACGCTCAACGTAGTAGATAAGTTTGCCTGCTATGGTCACTTCGTTGCCCTCCTTGACGTTTAGGAAATCAAAATCGTTTACGTATATCTTCGCAACCCTTCGATTGGGTATAGCGTCACGAATCATGTTCTCATAATCTACCTCACCGAACCCGGTTAAACGTTTTTGTTCAAATACCCAAAATGAATTGGTATCAGCGTCCGACGTAGTGTATTGCTCGGGCATATCCGCTTTCTTAAAATCTTCATACCATTGTAATAGTTTTTTACGTTCTCTTGGATTTTTAACGTCTTCCACTATATCGAACGCCCCGGAAATAATCAAACTTTCAATCACTTTCTTGTTTACTTTAGACGGTACACGTTCAACGAACTCTTCCAAAGAGAAGAACCTACCGCCCTTCTTTCGCTCTTCGATAATAAATGGCACTACCTTTTCGCCTATTCCCTTAATTTTAGTCAAACTAAAGAATATTCGTTGTTCTTTTGGGTCGCAAGTGAAATTCTGTTCCGAGAAATTAACATCCGGCGGACGAATCTCAATAGGAACTCCTGTTTTCTTCATTTCAGCCAAACGGTATGGTACTTCTCCTTCTTTGGAAAACTGCAAAGCGGTAGTCCAGAACTCAAGAGGATAATTCACTTTCATATACTGACTCCAATACGACATAATCGAATAGGCAGCAGCATGAGACTTATTAAACCCATATCCAGAGAAAGCAAGCAATTTAGCCCAAACCTTTTCTGCGTACTCCTCCGGGTTTTTAATTCCATTATCCTCAAGTAGCTTCGTATATCCTTTCTTGAACTTCTCTCCAAAAGAACTCAACGTTTTAACGTCCTTCTTTTTGATAGTAGTACGAAGAACGTCAGATTCCACTTCGGTTAATCCTCCTACTACAACGGCTTTCATAATTTGTTCCTGATAGACGTAAAGACCAAATGTTTCCTCCGTTATACTCTCCATTCCAAAGTCATACGTAGGCTTCTTCTTTCCGTTCTTAATATCCGCAAAATCAGAATGAGCGTTCAACTCCATTGGCCCCGGTCGGAACAAAGCCGTCATTGCTATTAACTGGGCTAACGTCTCCGGCTTTACTTGACGACAGTAGTTCATAAGTCCTTGCGTACCGAACTGAAATACGTCCTCATTCCATCCTCTACGGAAGTATCGAAACGTCTCTTCATCGTCCAGAGGAATATCATTAAAGTTAATAAGTTTGCCCGTATTTTGTTGGATTAGAATTTGCATATTCTTGAACTTATCCAACTGGTTAAGCCCTAAAATATCCTCTTTCAAGAATCCGGATTTATCAATGTACTTTCCTTCCCACTCCGATACCAAAACGCCGTCAATCTTCTTAACAGGCATCCATTCCCAAATATCTATTTCACGGTTCTTCCCGTCTACGGAATGTTTCGGAA